GCACAATACTCAACTATAGCTTCAAGATGATTGATGTTTCTTTCGGAGACGAATCTATCAATCTCCACAGAAAACGTCTTCATTTCTTCTTTAGTTGGCATTATTTCACAATCGTTTCGTACAACTGTTCAAATTGTTCGTGCGTAGCCACTTCTTCATCATAGTTTTGCTTATGATAAACTTTGACCAAACGTTGAACGACCTGTTTGGGTAATTTCAAATCATCTGAAACTTTTTTCACTGCTTCTTTAATGAAGTCTTTTTCTCCGTCCATTCGTGTCATAGAATTTGAACACTCTTGTACAGCATCCAACAATTTCTTGCGGTCTGCTTCATTAGAGATTTGATTAATGCTAAATTGTTTCACTGCCATAATATACTCCTAAATTATTTCTTTGTTGCTGCCATTGTGATGCAAACCGGATTAGCTCCAGTTTCATATGCACACTTAACAGACAATGGATCAACGCCTTTTGTAATAGCGGCTTCGATGTTTTTGGCCATGTTATTACGGTCGTTTAAATTATACATGAATCCTCCAACGATTGTGGTACACAATACGATTGTTATAGAAACACATATAGTGATAAGGTCTTTGTTCATATTAAATAACTCCTTTTGTTCGGTCAATTTTATCACCTTTGCTTTTGTAGAAAATATGCCTGCCAATTTTAGTCTCCTTTTGTAGTTTTGTCCAATTTGGATTAACATAATCTGCATGATAATATGTCGCACCATTTGTAACATCCTCCATCCGATCAAAATTGATGTACAGGTTAGTTGCTAACTCTCTAATGTCATTATACAACTTTGTACTCTTGATTGTCAACCGTTTTGAGGTAAATAAGGAATCACAATACCAAGAAAATTGGCAAGTGTTACCGGTCTTTTGGGTTACTACATCGCAAATATTACTAGCATAGTTGCCGGTCTGTACACGATTTATAGTGACAAACGCAACAGCCATTTGGCCAGTAACGGGTTCATGTGCCGACTCAAAATATATATTCTCAGCCAGACATGTCACGTGTTTTTGTGCCTCTTTTGATAGAGACTGATAGCTTGCCTTGATTGGCATAATGTTGTGTATATCAACATTGATTGAAGCTACCATTAAAATAATACTTGATAAAAATGCACTTAGAAGCACAATCTTACTTTGCATTTGGTTCCTTTCTGTGTGTGAGATAGGCCGAAGCCTATCTTTCCCTTACGACTTCTTAGTAACCTTGGTAGTAGGTTCAGAAATGTTAGAAACGAAACCATTTAAAGCATGTGCCTTAGTGATGATTTCTTGTTCTGATGGGAATGATGAATATTCTGGCTGATTAGGTAACTGTTGTCCTTGAGTGCGAGCATTCTCGGAAGCTACCTGCCAGTTATTATGTGCAACTTCCCGTTTAGACATATACTCCTGTTCGAGCATGTCTTTAGAAAGTTTTAGAAGTTCGAGACGGATCTCGAATGGTGTCATGTTACTCATATTTTTCTCCTTGTGTGATGAGTGTAGTGTAGTTGGTTATTCTGTTACGAGGAAACCAACTGAAACCCTAGTCAGCGTTTAGGCTGCCAATGCGAACTTTTCATCGTTTGCAGTTATTTTTGTTTTAGTGTTAACGTCAACTCTGACGAGTAGCCAATTTTTGTACTTGTTGCCTTGTCGAAACTAGTCAAGCCCATCATAAGAATTTTGGTTTAGATTATCTGGATGTCCGTGATCCCTTAGTCATCTTCATTATCGCACGGCGCAGACCTAAATTCTTATGGTGGACTTGGGGGGATTCGCACCCCCGTCCAAAACACTTTTCAAAAAATCAGTTTACTACCATTCATTCTGTTGTTGGTAATACAGTTTCTACTATTTCCATGATAACCAATTCAGGAATTTCAGGAATAGTGTGTTCAATACCCAATGTTTTGAGAATATCGATTTCCGGATTAATGAAAACATCATCAGCGGAAAGTTCAGTTACTTTTTCAGAAACAAATGCAATCAATTCTTGTCCTGTTAAACCATCGGGATTAGAAATGTTGGTATAATTCGTTGTTCTGTATTCCACTTTAATTGTAGAATCTTCATTTACTTTGATAAATTGAAAGTCGTTCATTTTATTTTATTGTTGATAATTTGTTATTGATAATTTTCTAATATAGCACCAATATATGGCCGATCACTCATGTATGGACCTTCATTGGCCCAAGTTGTCCATAGGTCTGTAGAACTAGTGTTCACAGTTAACTGTGCGCCCCCACCATTATACCAGTAAGAGTCTGCAGTCATAGTGTTTGTGCCAGTTACTTGGCCACTTGTATATGTGTGAACAGGTATTGGTAATGGATATGGACTATCTCTACCACGTTCACACACAAGTACGTGGATTTTGCCAGCACCAAGAGTTCTCGCATACGATCCTCCTGGAAAACTGTACGGATCAAAATTCAGATATCCTTGGCCATCCTGAAATCTCCATTTACCGGGAATCAAATATGAGTGATTCCACATACCAGTATTTGATGGGTTGCGTGAAGAAGTTATTGAATTACTTGTTACTGTTTTAATCTGTCCTTGATAAGTTTGTGTTATAGCCTGTAAACCAAATCCATTACCAACAAGTGTTGGTTGGTCACCATCACCAACATATTGGAAAGGACCATATTGTTGTAATAAACTACCAGGTGATGCATAAGCTGACATTGTTGGATAATTACCAATATTGCCAACTGAAATACTAACCATAGTGAAAAAGGAACTGGTTATTGGTAACCCACTGTTTGCATATGTCCACGTGTTGGTATAGGAACTATTATACCTACCATTAGGACGATTCTGAGTGAAGAAATCACCAGGATAATATTGCAGGCCTCCTTCATCACCGTATCTAACCAAGTTTGCACGATTGTCCCAGAAATAATTTGCCAAAGCAACAGCGTTAGGTTCAGCAGATGCACCATAGAAATTACTAATGGAAATTGGAAAACCGGGACCGGCCGAAGGAATAGAAACTGCTGAACCGTTTGGAAAACCAACTGTTCCCGAATTTACAAGTCCATACCCTGCGTAGTATTCACTCAAACTAATTGGATTAGAGCCGCCAAATTCTGCTTGAATTTCACTCAAAGATAATGAACCTTGATTGAATGATTTAATAGTCATTTTGTTGTATGTTTAAATGTGATGTACTATTTAGTCAAATCAATCCCATAGGGCTTGATAATACTTTCCAAATAATCTAAAACCATTCTTGTTTCGTTCTTCGTGTGCTCTGTATGCATCCCAATCGCATTTTCGGTCACCTAACTCTACCATTTTTTTGCAATTTTTACCACCGTATTCCGAGTCAGCATCTTGCCATTCAATTTTACTTGTACCAGTCCAATACTTCTCAGACCAATCCTCATTATTCTTGCATTCGAATGCTTGAATCATTTCCTCAAGTACCCAATCCCAACGTTTGAAATGATTGTCATCAATATCATAATCGTTTTCTTTTGCTGGTGCTTCGGTGCTGCGTAAACCAAGGCCTTCTGGTACATCTTCATCATCAACACAAGGAGCACCATGTTTTGTTTTATGTAACTGTTTCAACATTGGCAAAATAATCAATGCAAGGGTATGATCCATTGACCATGTATCGTACTTATCAATACGAATTTTCACTTTGCGTTTTTTATGACTTTCTACCCAAACGCAGACTTTTTGTAACCACGTATCTTTGCCATCTGGTCCAGCCAGCCACCCGCCAATTTCAAAACGTTTATCTTTTGATAACCAGAAAAATAGTTTATCTGCTATCTGATAAGGACCAATCCAATCTCTGTAAGGACCAATATATATTTTCATCTTTTATCCCAGTAATTTTGTATGTATGTATTTAAACTGTTAATATAATTCGATTTGTCTTTAATAAAAATTTGTGGTACTTCTTCTTCGGTTGCAATAGCTACCACAATCTTATTTATAGTTTTACCTGTAATTTCTTCAAACATTAGTGCATATGCGGTACATTGCATAAAGTAATTTTGAATCTTGTCTTCACTCTTTTCACGTGTAGAGGATTTGAAGTCAATAACTGATAGTTCATTATCCCACTCAGCAATTAAGTCCACACGACCTGCCATTCTTAGCTGGTGACTATATAACGCCTGTTCAAGACAATAGATATTATCCACAAACTCATCCAACTTCGGCCGCAATTGCTTAAACATCATTTTGTCTAATGGCATCATTGATGCTACTTTTTTAGGTGACAATTCACCCAATAAATAAGTTTCACATAAACTGTGCAATTTAGTACCACGATTTGAAGCACGTGTAGCAATCTTATTTGCTTCTTCCGCACCGACACGCTGGCGCCATTCCATAATGGCCTTCTTATTGTAATCTGCCAAAACAGTAGTCACCGATGGGTACATTTCACCACTCGGTGTATTGTATCTTCTGCCAGCATCTGTAGTAACAGCTTTTAAGTCAAAATCCAACTCAGGTAATTTTATAAATTTAAATGGCATCAAGCTTTTATTTTCTTTGTAATTTTATCAACGTGTTTCTTAACAATTTGTTCAGTTTGCACCTGTTTAATAGACTTCTTACCATATCTTTCACCAACGGTGCTAGTAGGATGCGCTTCTGCAACCTTAGATAATACTTCTTTGAAGCCATCAGGTGTTTTCTGGTCTAATGTTCCCCCAGAATGTGATACGATTGCCGGAGCAGTCATAACAGTTTGAAGATGTTTATTGTCATTCAAATAATCTTCACGAGCAGCAATGCTCATAAATGAATCAAATTGTTCACCAGTTTCGGTGTTTAAAAAGCTATACGTTGGCATACCACTCCGGAATATTTCGTTTTTTCCAAGACGCTAAATGTGCCTTGTTCTTTATATAGTAATTTTTATAGGATGCCAAAGAATCACCAGCAATTTTCACTTCGTCAGGCATTGCAGGTGTTGGTTCAGTAAAATTTGCAAACGCAGAAATGTTATTTGGTGGATACATCAATTCTTCTTCAAGGCCATCACGCTCAACTTTATGTATTTTGCCATACCGATAAGTATATTCTAAACATAACGCTGTCAATAATTTAGATAACCAAACATAATTGGAATACGACTGTCTCACCCAAATTGCTGATGGATGATTGATATGAGTAGCAGAATAAAGAGCAGATTCACGGCTATCAGGAAGTACATATGTAATACGTTTTCGACCAGTTTTACTGACGCCAACAGATTGAGTACCATCAAGCACACGATGAGCAGTAGAAAGTAGTTGAGCATATTCGAGAATCATTTTCACACAATGTTTATCATTATGCATCTCCGCACACTTTACAACATCATTATCGAGATAAAAAATATTCATATAAAGCTAAAGCAATTGCATAAAGAAAAGAACCATTGATTAAAACCACGGCACATACAAATGCCGTGGATTGAATGTCGTTACGCAAGTCTTCTATAAAATCAATCAGTCTGTTCGACAGTTTCATTTACTTCAACTTCTTCGGCAACAGGTTCAACAATGGTTGGCATTGGTGTAGCACCAGTCTGAGCAACCAGTTTGGCTGTAGAAGGTTTTTTAACCTTTTGACCAGGAACCCATGTTGACTCGGCAATACCAATTGTGGTCAAGTAAGCTTTAACTTCTTTGACATTAATCAACTGATAGCCAACAACTTGGCGGCCATCTTTAATCGCACGAACTGTGCCATTGGCAATTGTCTTAATGTGCCAAATGTATGTTGACAATCGGTACATATAGATTTCAGAACCAAGTTGGGCATCAATTTCATCTTTAGTCACAGGTTCGCCTGAGACCATCAATGTCAAAAGTTTTTCGAAAGGTTTTAGTTTTACAGTTTTGGACATAATATATTCCTTAGTTTCAATAGTTTAATTATACACTTTGAGGCGAATTTGTCAAGCGGCATCGCCATGTTTGCCGTTAAATTGTTGCCTTTGAGCAACAAAAATCTTTAAAGTCTTGCCATGTGCCAGAGAAAATCACTTCACCTGGATTTTGAACTACCACTTTATCCTCGAAAACGTGATACTCATATTCTTGGCAGCAATCGGTATCGGTAACAGCATGAATATAAAAACCACCAACGGTATGTTTAAAATAGGCAATCAATTGAGCTGCAAGGCAACCCATACCATTAAATTGTATTGTTTTTGTATCAGAGTAACCATTAACCATTTTACCTGAAATCAAAAAATCAGCCAATTCTTGGCCATGACCTTCCAGATAACCATCATATTGACGGTACATATTGATAATAGGTTTGTCACCATCGTAAACAAAAGTCAAACTACGTGTTCCCATTTTAATATTCCTCAATAGGGTTTGTTTCAATCATAATGTGACCAAACTGAATCACACCATCCCAATCTTTTGTACCACGGCCACCACAGGTGACAAATGGTGAATCAAAATCTTCAATACAACCAAGGTCTAGTAGATTATCATAATTATTTGCTTTGATATCACTAACCAAAATGCAACCAATTAATCCAGCATCCACCGAATATGAATCACCATCATAATCTTGGTAAGTGCCATCACCATAAGCGGTGCCGTATGTTGCAAACCGGCGGCCATCGCTTAGTTGGAACTCACCATCTATACATTTATTGCCGTCAATGGTGATACCACAAAATTCTTCCCATTCTTCATCGGTCATTACATAACATAAATCACCAACATAATATTTGCCAGCAGGCATTGTCATTTTAATATTCCTTAATAAGTATAAGCTGAAAAGTGTGTGGCGTCCTGTTTTAAACAAGTTGATTGCTTAGACGCAGCTGAACGATAACGGGCTGAAGGAGTATTAGCTCGAGGACCACGATATCTCACTTTGAAAAATTTATTTTGATTTGACATTTCACTTCTAAAAAGACCTAACAATTGAATTGGCACTCTGTGATAAAGAGCCGTTTTACCATTAATATTAAATTTATCAAACATCTTGTTTTCTTCAAAATTGATAATCATTAAGCAGCTTTCAACATAATAACTGGATATTTTACAAAACCGGTTGTATCTTTTTTGGCTTTACCTTTAGCATACAAACCGATAACTGAATCTTTCGGATCTAAAAAACGCAAATCAGAATCATCACCATTAAAAACGGAACGGAACTTATAAGTTTCTGGCATCGGCGAACCTTTTTTAATACCAAAAACAACAGCAACATTATAACCTTGTGTCATAGCTGATAATACATCATTATCATTACCATCAGCGGCAGAAAATGTCAGGTGATAATTAGGAATATTTTTTACTTTACGACCAAGTATTTTGGTATAATCATAAAATTGGATACGTTCAAACGCTTCAAAAATATTACGGTATAATTTACCATTACGGACAACCTCATACTTTTCCCAAGCAAGGTCGCTAGTACCATTTAAACGAATAACTGGAACTAAATCTTTATTGGCACTTTGCTTAATAGCCAATTCAATATCTTTAACTAACCAATTCATAAAATACATGCGCTCTTCGAAAAACATTTGTGTTTTGCGGATACGTGCTTTTTGAATAACGTTGGTAGTTTCGCCTTTTTTGAACATACCGCCACGGCCAGCTGTATTCAAACAAGCAGCTGTGCAACCAGCGGTACGCTTAGCACACGTTTCATAACCTGACAAATCAGCTGGTGCCAAATGCAAAATATAGGTATTGTAACCTTCAGCCAATCCTTTAAGGATTTTGGGGTTACCAGTAGAAAGCAGTTTCATAACAATGTGTCCTTTATCAACTCAACAGAATCCATTATACAGGTTTCGGTACAATTGTCAAGCGGTTTTTGACTATGTTGCACAAATACAACACTAGTACTTAAGTATTAATATCACCAGGAGTACTAATCCCATGATTCCGAACGTTACGGAACGACCCACCAGAGCGCCTAGGAACGCACCCAAGGCGAATATTGAAACGGTTGATAGATATATCTCCATATTATCTCCGCATATTGGCTTGGTCGATTGCTTCTTCGGCCGAGAAAATCGGAACAGCATTACTTTTATGCAAGGTGCCAATACCTTTCATGGCCGAGCCAGTATATACTTTACCAACGACTGGTTTTGTTGCCATACCCCCACCAGTACTTAGACTAGGATAACGGACAGTTTCCCGACCAGCAGGCGGTTTTAACTCAGGTAGTACATTTGTATTCAAATTTGTTTTGAGTACTTTAGTATTACCTGATGGTGGCGGCATAGAATTGATTTTATCCAACCATGCCTGATATTCAGCCAGTTTTTTGGCTGTTGGTTTTTTACGTTTTGAACGATTGTGTACAAATAACATCATAATGCTATTATAACACTACCGATATTATTAAGCAAGCCTACTGTTGTTTTTACGCAACTATTTCGTCACTGTTAAATTTGAAACACATTAAGATTTCTTCCATAATACAATTGCTGATTTCGTGAACAACTCTATATTCATCCATCTCATTATGTTCGTGACAACGTTTTAGTCCTTCAAGAGCACCACGTTCAATACAAATTTGCATCACAGCACATTCATCAATCTTCACGTTCAAATCCTTCTTCTGTAAAGAAGGTTTCTATTTTCTTTTGATTGTCCCACTTTGCACAATAATAATTATCAACATCACATAGTTTCAAAGCATCTTCTTCTGAAATAACACGATGTGACACAATTTGTTGGCCAATAAACTCTTGTGAGAATTCTTTGGCAGCATCCATTGTAACTGTATCAAGTGCATATTCTGGATGTTCAGCAGGTACTTCAACCATGTACCGCATACGAAATGTGTGTACAGCTTCAACCATCACCCAAGACTTTTCTTCTTTTTTCTTTAATGACCAACTGCCATCACCACGGTCAGCCCATTCCAATTCATCACCAATTTTAAAACCAGTTTCTGCCAAAATTTCATCATTCAATTCGATGAAATAATCGTCAGTGCCAGTTGTTCTATTCACTTCAAGTATCCATGATTTATTTGACATATTAACCTTTTAATAAAATTTGTTGGTTCTGTTCTTCTTTCAAGTCTTCTTCAAACTCAGATAACTTAACACGTTCTAATTTGCTTTTGATTTCTTTTAATTGTTGCAAAGAATTGGTATTATCTTTCAATCTTATTTCAAGATTATCAATTTCTCTTTGTATGTCTGTTTTCAAGCTCATATTCTTCTTCCTGTTTTAAAAGACGATAGGTACTCTTATCGTGGTGTTTATGTTTATTACTATACTTCTCAGATTCTGCATTTTTTCTAAACTTCGTTTTTTGAATTTTCTGAGGTTTATTTCCAGCGACCAACATTTGCATCATGCTCCGAAAATACGATCCGCCACGTTAAGTTCAACCAATTCTTGTGGCTGCAACCAAATGTCTGTAGCAGGCAACAACTTCTTTTTAACTTCTCGTTCTGTAAGTTGTGTGTTTTCAACCAACAAATTTAACATGCGTTGGTTTGTGTAATCAGCTTCAATCATCTCAGACTTGATATCGTGGAATTTACCTTGAATTTCATCGGAATATTGGTGACACATGCAAGACGTATTCTTAGCAATGTATCTATGACCTGGTTCACCTGAAGAAAAGATAAGGAATGCGGCACTCATAACAGAGCCAATTCCAATAGTTCTAATTGGCAAAGCTGAATGCTTCATCAAATCAATTAAAGCAAATGCATCAGTCAAATTGCCACCTACTGAATTAACATATAGTGTCAACATTCTGTCTTCGTTTTGGTCTAAATTTTCATATACAATCCACTGCATAGCACGATTGATATTTTCTTCGTTAATTTCACCCGTTAAAAAATGAATGCTGTTATCCAACAAACGTTGGTTAACTATGTCAAACCAACCTGCGCCATCCATGTTATCATCAATTAAACTCTGTTTCATTAAATTAGATGCTCTCATTTTTATGCCATTCACTTGCTGTTGTAATAATACTCATTATATCATGTTTAGGTCGGTAATGCAAGACTTTTTCGGCAAGACTAATATCGGCAACCAAAACGGGTGGATCACCTTGTCGTCTAGGCAATATATCATAGTCAACATATTCACCGGTAATTTCGGAAACTAATTTTATCATTTCTAATACCGAAACGCCTTGGCCTGTACCCAAATTTAAAGTTGTAGATTTCTTACCTGATTGTAAATAATTGAAAGCATCAAAATGTGCTTCAGCAACATCACAAACGTGTACATAGTCACGGACGCACGTACCATCTGGTGTTTCATAATTATCACCATATATTTCAACGCTATTTAGATTTTGTAAGATGTTTGGAATTAGATGTGTCTCGGGATCATGCGACTCACCCATTTCTCCATCCAAATCAGCGCCGGCAAGATTAAAATACCGAAATATTACGTGATTAATATTTGAGTAACGAATGGCAGTCTCAGCCATGTATTTTGAAATACCATATGGATGATTCTCTGCAATTTTACCATTCTCTTTAATTGGTCTATTACTTGGTGCATAGACGCCTGCAGTAGAAGAATATATAATATTTTTCACTCTGAACATTGTCATCACATTCAACAGGTTGCAAGTGCCTGCTGTATTAACATCCATAAATTCATTTGGATATTCCCACGATTGAGAGACTTCGATTCTTCCCGCTAGGTGAAATACTGTATCAATTTTAACACGTGAGAATAAATCCAACAAAGAACTTTTTCGGCGAATATCACCTTCATAGAATATGTCCATGTAACGGTGTTTTGGTGGTTTACAATCATAACCAATGACATTGAAGCCTTCACGCTTCAATTTTTTACACAGGTGAGAACCGAGATAACCCGATGCACCTGTAACTAATACTGTACTCATATTAACTAAAAATTAATGATATATTCGGACCAAGTTCTTCTTTGATAACATTTTGTTTCCACGGAAAACCTGTTGGGTATTTCTCAGCAGACACAGCATTACCTTTGTCAAAAAACTCCTGCGTTACTGAATTTGGATTTCCATCCAATCTATAACACATGGTGTAATCATTCGAACAATCAAATTTTGGAAAATGATTCTTCAGCGCACTAAAAAACTGTCTATCGGCACCCCATTGGCCGTACCAAGCATGCCCAATCCTAACAGCAATGTCACGCCTAATAGCAAAGCTTGAGGTATCAATGTGGAATACTTCACCATTGAAATATACAGGCCATTTACCAAGCGACTCACAGTCATCATTGCACAAAAAATTGCCGTCTTTATCATAAATTTTCCTTAACGAATATGCCCAATCATTACCTTGTTTGATTTTATCAACAAGTTTTTCCACGTGATTTGGTTCGTACCAATTGTCTTCGTCTAGATAACAAATTACATCGGCATTAACCAAAAAAGAACAAGCTGAATAGACACGGTGTCCATACCAACCCTTACCAACATTTTCCTCAAGCACAATCTTTTTTACTTTGGTTGCACCTTCGATTTTGTCAATAACACTTAACTCACTCTGTTCACCATCAATAAAAACATAATGTGTTAAATCACTGTATGTTTGTTTATCAACGGAATCAACACACCTTACTAGATGTTCACTTCCGATTGTCGGTGTTACTATTGCTACTTTCATTATATAATCCTAGTCTGTCAGATTCAGCTTCGAGCTGATTCATCAATTTCTTTTTTAATTCTTCCTCTTTTTGCAAATCTCTAGCAAAGATTGCGTCCCATCTATTGTTGTATTCATCTTGTGCTACACTAAATGGTCTTGGTTTACTTCCTTTTCCACCGTCACTCATTTTTTCCTCTCTATGTCATCTTCTTCACAATATGTTCCGTATTGTATCTCAACAATCTTACATTCACTGGCATAAGGATTAGTTAATTTATGCCATTCTTCGATACCAATATCGATGGTTTGATTTAGGCCAAGAATTTGACCTGGCAATTTATAACCACTGGCCATTTGACTTTCAACCAGACACTGGCCTTTTGTAACGTGCCAATGTTCTTTTCGGAATCTATGTCGTTGCATACTCAATGATTTACCTGGTTCAACAACCAGTTCTTTTACTTTTGTATTAGCAGCTTCATATATTACACGATAATAACCCCAAGGCCGTTCAACCTTTGGTGCTTTCCATTCTTCTAGAATCCAACTACTCGAATTCTTTTTATCTTCACCACCAACACCAAACTTAAAAACAATATTATTGTCTTTAACATCCATCTCTGGAATATTATCAGCAGTTCTATCGCCACCATTTGCAAAGATAATCTCATCCATCGGAAACATTTTCCTAACTTGAATGATTGCATCTTTGGCAGTACCATCATCATCATTAAATTTAATAACACGATGTACTTGATATAAATTTTCAATAATCTCTGACCTCTCAGAGAAAGGCATAAATGCTCGACCCTTCTTGCGTTCGAGCCATGCATCACTATTCACACCAATAACCAAGAGACTACCGAGTGAACGTGCTGCTTTGATGTAGGCGATATGCCCCGAATGTAGTGGATCAAATCCACCCGTTATCAATACAATTTTCATTTTACAATGCTAAATGTGGGTATGCTTCTTTTAATATTTTTACATCCAAAGATTTAACTTTGAATTTGCCAGAAATAATGTCGGCTAACAATTTTGCTTCTTCAACAAACAATGATTCTAACATGATTGCTAAAATTTGTTGTTGTTTTTTTACTGTAATGCCAGCAGCTCTTTTTGGATGACCAGCAATAAGATTATACAACCGATTAACTTCGGAATGTAGGTACATGTGGTTTAGACCCGCAGGTTCTTTTGACGGACGATACTCAGGTACCGTTGCATCAAATACAATATCAGGACTAAACGCATAAAACATTAACAGTTGAAAAGACTTATCGCCGTGTTTACGTAACGCAGCGATTTTATCATCTTTTGTTTTTGCTTGTTCAAATTCGTGCAATATTTCATGCATCATTAGGTTAAAATTCATCAATCACTTCCAGTAAATTTTTTAAACGATTGGTAATCATATAGTTCATAAAAACTTGACGACTGTGGCCTTTCGTGTTTTCATAGGTATCTAGGATACTTCGTTTCAAGGTTTCAGGTATTAAGTTCAAGTCTATCAACATTTCGTTACGTTTGAAATTACGCAACATTTCATCATTACAAAATTCTTCTGGTGACTGATTCATCCAATTAATAATCTTAGTTTCAGTGATTGGTTTCTGGCGACCACCAGTTACAAAAACATCATCATTGGTCAAAATATTAGGAATGCCATCACTCTTATCACCACGAATAATCAATTGTTTAAGTTGAGCACCTGGTAATGGTTCTTTAATATACTTCTTAAGAATAGGTGAATATTGTTCAACATTAGGAAACTTTTGCAATTGAGCAAAGTCTTTATCTGACGACAAAATCATCACTTTTTCTGTTGCCGAATATTTCATTGCCAATACAGCAATAACATCATCGGCTTCAGCAGTTTCAACATCAATTACTTTATATGGAGAGTATTGTTTCAACTCATCACGAATTTTATTCAAGCAATCAAAGATGGTGTTCCAATCGTGACCAGAAGACTCACGTGCCTTCTTACGACTGGCTTTATAGTGTTCAAAGATACCTCGGCGCCAGTAGTGTCTATTATCGCAAGCAATAATTACTTCAGGTCCGTGTGTGTTCTTAAACTTCTTCACATAGGTACGAATTGAATTCAGAATCATGTGACGAACTAACGTTTCCTCAACTTTAGTTTTTGAGGATCCGATTTGTTCCATCAGATTCGAAATAGCAACTTGGTTAAAATCAAAAATTATCATAGTATAGTAAGTATAACACAGTTCCTGGTTTATTTCGGCAATTATTCATCATCACGTTGTTTTATTGCAAAAATCAAATCGGTAACAAGTTTGTGGTCTAATTCAGTGGCGCCATTATCTTCAAATGGAATAACTTCAATATCATCGGTACTTTCATCATACCAAACGTAAATGCAGACTTCTTCCTTTGGCCGATGAATTAATGCCCATGGTGTTTGTTCGTGTGGAGGAAATTCATTATCCAAAGAATCTTTATGAACAAATACGGCAAATGACATTACAGTAGTGTCAGCACCTTCTTCATAAACGTATTCATTATTCTCATCATAAGTTTCTAAATCGGCATATCCATCAAATATAATTTTTACACCGAATGGTGCATCACCAGAATCATCACCTGGACGTAAACGACCTTCGTCCATTGTACAGATAAACTCTCTGACCCAACCTTCAATAATTTCTGAGTAATTACGGTCATCATTCAAATATATTGTCATTTCACTTTCCTCGCTCTAGGTTTACGATTTTTCAAACTTGCGGTTTTAATTTTTGTAGCATCATCAATTACAGAATTAATGTAACCAATAATCTTCTTCAATTGCATACGTTTAAAATTGGAGTATCCTTCTTTGAATTGTTTATCATCGGAATCCAACACTTCCTCATAATGCAGTTTTTTGATTTGATAAATTTTAATAATTTTGTTAGCGTGTACACCTTTAATTTCGTAGGTGTGCATTACGCCATAAGCAGAACCCATATCTTTAAATTCGGACATAATGTAATCATCTAATTGTCCTTCAAGTTCACCAATACAATCATGTACCTTCTCATTAATTCGGTCCTGAATATTTGGTGCAGTTGATTCTACGACCTCTTCAACAACAGCTGGTTTTTCTTTCTTCAGTTCCGATTTAATGCGATCAATCTCTCCGTTAAACCACTCAACATCTTTGGGTGATAACTGTCCACCATTCGTGACGATTCTACAAATGAATCCAAACGTACTAGGTTCTTTTTTTAATGTGGACTCAGCACTTAGCTTCAACTTCTTTTTAAAATAGTCGGTGGCGTATTTTAGTGCGGCCTTCTTGTCTCGATTTTGTGTGTACCAGTTTAAGGTTTGAGATAACTCTACTTTGGTTAGCTCTTTAGTAAATTTTGGTTCACCATAATTTGGATCACGGAATCTGTTATTAGTCATTTACAACTTCATCAAATGTTTTAGTTAAAGCGTGCCGCATAACAAAAATACCATCATCAGTTTCGGGATATTTTTTAGATACGTCAACAGCTGCACGTACAGCATCCGAATATTCAGTATAAGTTTTTTTATCTCCGAAAACTTCGTTGATAACTTTTTTATTTAACTCGTAATTCATTGACGAATCATCATAAGAGCCAATCATGTCTTCATATCGCTTACTGTAAGCAACTCGAAAACCATCTTTCAACTTCAAAATGTAAATTCCACTCATATTATTATCTTTATGTTAGCACTCTATTATATAGAGCACTTTTTTCTAATTAAATCATTATTGCCTAAAATTTCAAGTGTTGTATTACCCATTTTGCTTCGGGTATTGATTTACATTTTTCTTTATTTACTGTAATATTTCTATTCGTCACAATTTTAACAGAAATATTTGGAACGTCAAGCTTTACCCAAGACGGATCTCTCGTTTTAATTACTCTTTCGCCGGTACAAAAAAACATTGTGTCTTTTAATTCATCGGATGCTAATTTTCTCAAAAAGTGTACGTTAACCATTTTTTTCACTCAAATACATAACTGTTAAAAATGCCTCAAGGTTGTAAGCTTCTACTTCCCAAGGCTGCTCAAAATAATCTACTTCATTACAATCAATTTTTTGTCCCAACCAGCTGGACATTTGTTCGTTTAGTTCGCCGTAAACATATTGCTTTACGTGTACCATTTCGTGCGCTACGGCATTTAGAATTTCCAATTTTGATTGATTTTTATTAATCTCAATCGTAAAGGAACGTGGTTTATTCTGGTTGTTGTACTCGTCAATAATGCATAAACCACTTGGTGCATTACCGGAAACTATTTTTACATCAATATTCACAAAATTGAGCATTTGTGAGCTCAACAAAATCTCCGCAAAGTAATTTTTAGCGGAAACAAGCTCGGATTTTGACAATATTTTGCTCATATAATGTACTATTGTAACACAAAGTCAAAATATTGTCAATCCTAGCGTTGTTTTTATGCAACACCAATGTGAAATTGCACATTTTTAACGGAATCTAAGCGAAAACTGCGCCAGCCTTGATTTTCAATGTCAAAAACAGGAAGCACTTCATCACTTTTTTTACGTTCCGTGTTTTTTGGTGAAAAATCAGCAGGAATTTTATTCTCATTCAACGTGCAACGCATTTGTCGCTCAGTTCCGTCAGCTTTAGTGAAAAGAACATCAACGTATTCTTCAGATTTCAGCACTCCGATGAGCCACTCTTTGCCTTCTGGTGTTGTAAATGCAGGTTTTTCAGTATTCATAATATAATCTCCGTTTAATTAATATAATTCAGTTATTTTTTGTTCTGTGTCTCTAATGTACTTGTCAATCCATTCTTTAGACTTCTCAGTTTTCTTTAAAAACACACCATACAAATTGCTACCAATCAGACCTTTGACATATTCAATAGGATCTAAAAAGATTGCTTCAAAATTGGAATCAAATTTAGGTTTACCTTCATCATCTTCCTTAAAAAACACCACATGAAACCAGTAGCCATTATTTGGCATTTTTGTTGATACATCATCAAGTGTTTTATTTTCTTTAGTGAAAAACACCATCTTAAGATCATCATAGTCCGCATCCTCTTCTTCAGGTGGAAGAAAATAAAAACCATCATACTCATCAATTTTCATATAGTCCTTTTTGGTGGAGTGTCAGGGAGTCGAACCCTGTGACCTACTTTCATAAGTCTACGGATTAGCAATCCGCTGCATTACCATCCTGCCCACACTCCATATGTTTATTATATCACAAAAACTTATGCTTGTAAATCCACCACTCTGCCCCGATTGGTGTAATTATCTTCTTTGCCGTTTTCAGCATACAAAACAACACTATATTTCATTTTGACAACATCAAGAGTTGAATTGCCAATATCATATTTGGTCTTCACATACTGTGTGACCAATCTTTCGGTATTATTCATACCATAAACTGTAGAAACTTCGGTAATTTTCATATTACTATTATTTATTGGCGGGTGTCGGAGGAGTCGAACCCCATCCGCCTCTTCAGCAGAACCTGGTTTTCAAGGCCAGTCGCAGGACCATCCCCGCTGCATCAACACCCATTTCTTAAGCAGCTAACAACATTTTCATGCGGTCAGCTGCATATGAAGCCGCAAATGCTCCTGGTTTAACCAAAGGTGTCACGTTACATGTACCTTTAATATAACCAATTGCCTGTTGTACGACACAAGAACTTCCATACATTTCGTTTGGATTAATGTCTAAGTGTACCTCAACAATGCGGTCTTCTAATACTTCTTTAAGTCTCTGAAACAACTCAGAGACTTTATATACTTCATTCATCAAGCGCATTGAAGGCTTGTTTTTTCTTTGGTCATAGTCTCTCTCTCTTTGAACTTCTCCAAAGATTTTGCAACCATGACAACCATCAATATGCACAACAACAGCAAGCGTATAATCTGCAAACCAAATGCCCCCAACTTTAAAACGTTCTGAGTCTGCACCAATGTAAATTTTGGTTTGTGGTGATTGAACATCTATAAATGCCTTCACTTCTGCAATGTCTATATGTTTCATATTAACTTCCTATATTGGAGTGCATGACAGGGATCGAACCTGCATAATACGGATTTGCAATCCGCTGCCTAACCATTCAGCTACACACGCACATAATTTGGTGCCCCAGAGGAGACTCGAACTCCTAAAATTTGGCTTCTAAGACCAACACGTATACCAATTCCGTCACCGGGGCAATTTGGTGGACATAAGTAGATTTGAACTACTGACCTGCTCCGTATGAAGGAGATGCACTACCGCTGTGCTATATGTCCGAATATTTATGGTACCTTGTGACAGATTCGAACTGCCGACCTTCTCCGTGTAAAAGAGACATTCTACCACTGAAATAACAAGGCATTGGTCCGGCGTAGAGGAATCGAACCTCTATTGATTGCTTAGAAGGCAACTGTATTATCCGTTATACTAACGCCAGAATTGGTTGCGGGTGAAGGATTCGAACCTCCGTCCTTTAGGTTATGAGCCTAATAGTCTGACCACTGACGTAACCCGCTAAATTTGGTGCAAGTGGCCGGAATCGAACCGGCACGCCCGTTACAGGCGGCAGATTTTAAGTCTGCTGTGGCTACCGATTACACCACACTTGCTTGGCATCCCCCAAGAGACTCGAACTCTTACTGGCGGTTTTGGAGACCGGCGTGCTGCCATTACACTAGGGAGAAACATTTGGTACGCTTGGAGGGATTTGAACCCCCAACCAAGGGATTATGAGTCCCCTGCTCTGACCATTGAGCTACAAGCGCATTGGTGCCGACTATCGGATTCGAACTGATGACCTATCGCTTACAAGGCGATTGCACTACCACTGTGCTAAGTCGGCAAATTGGCTCCCCTACGTGGGCTCGAACCACGGACATTTTGATTAACAGTCAAACGCTCTACCAACTGAGCTATAGGAGAATAAAACTTTGGTCTCGGTAGGAAGAATCGAACTTCCATCTCATGGTCCCAAACCACGAATTCTGCCATTAAACTACACCGAGAAAAACTGGAGCGGGTATGGAGAATCGAACTCCAACTGCACAGCTTGGAAGGCTGGCGACACACCTTGTGCTTACCCGCAAAATCTGGAGGGTCTTGAGAGAATCAAACTCCCACTTCAACGTTCGTAGCGTTGTGTAATATTCATTTTACTAAAGACCCAAAATGGTGGAGGATGGGAGGATCGAACTCCCACTTCATGCTTGCAAAGCACATGTGCTCCCATTATCACTAATCCCCCATTGCTCTGCATTCCTCGGCGGTAATTATAGTACAAAAAGATATGACGCTATCATACCCCTCACACGTACCTTCCACCCGCTTCCCGACAGGAACCGTTAACGCATTGCCAGCGGCCTTTTGGTTTAAAGACTACCACCCGTAAGTTACGAACTTACTTCACTTCCTGTGGGTCACAGTAGCTAAGCGTTACCCTAGCTGGATTCTGGTGGAGATGACAGGGATCGAACCTGTTGTGACATAAGTCGGAGGATTTACAGTCCCCTGCCATACCATTACGGCGGCATCTCCATTAACTTGGTACCGAGAAAGAGAATTGAACTCTTGGCCAATGCCTTATCAAGACACTGCTCTACCACTGAGCTACCTCGGCATTTGGCGGTCTTAGGGGGTAACGATCCCCACTCTTATGGCGTGACAAGCCATCGTGCGTCCATGAACACTTTAAGACCTAAAATTGGTGGGTGGGAGTGAGAGTCGAACTCACATTTCAGGGGACCTGATTCTAACCAATTGAAATATCCCAACCCATTGGGCAGACGTAAGAGAATTGAACTCTTGATATCGGAATCACAACCCGAGGTTTTACCACTAAACTAACATCTGCATAATACCATATAGAAGCAATCTTGTTTGGATTCGAACCTTGTTCTAGTATTGTCTATCTGCGCTTCCCACAGTGCTGACAAGAATGCTTTTATATGGTAGAGGCACAGAGAATCGAACTCTGATTTACTGGTTAAAAGCCAGTTACTTTAACCGTTAAGTTATACCTCCACAGGTATTTGTTTTTGTGCTTTACGCATTGCCTTATTAGACTTGCGATGAGCACCTGCTTTACGGAATAAAGCCAAACGAACGAAGCAGTTACGTTCCTTGGCGATTGATTTTCGCTTCATAACTTTCCTTAAAAAAATGGCAGAGGATACTGGATTCGAACCAGTGATAACGGAGTCAAAGTCCGCTGCTTTAGGCCAGACTAAGCTAATCCCCAACAATATTACCATAATAAAATTTACTGCGAACCATTCACACCTACTTTTCACAGGCTGCGATCCTGCGCTGTGTGCGGTCATTACGTACAAGCTATCCATCACCATCGTAGCGGCTATCATGAGTATACCTAAACCGGAGACCGCCGTCCCGTTATTTGGTATAGTCCCCTAATGGACTTGTCAACGCAATAAATTTTATTATGGTACTCGGCACGGGAATCGAACCCGTCTTTCCAGCGTGAAAGGCTAGCGTCCTAAACCGATAGACGAGCCGAGCAAAACCAAAATTTACATTGTTAAAGAACATACTCTACACGTAAATACGAATAGAATTTTTTTGATTGATTTCTCAATCCATACATGAATTGTAACACAACCACGTATTTTGGCAACCATCAGTGTTGTATAAAAACAACACCAAACAAAAAACCCCAAACTTTTTAGGTTTGGGGTTTTGTTGCGGTAAACTTTTAAATTTAAACTTTTACAAAACCCCTAGCCTATTATCCAATAATGCTGGGCGTGAGCTAATCCAGCCACATACTGTGGACTGTTCCGTATACTCGCCGTGTCTTAATGAATGTAACATAGGTCTTTATAAAAATTTAAATGTATGTAGTATATATCCACATTGTACATCAAACCTCAACAAATTGCAAACTAAATTCATCAGCACGTTGTTCATAGTGAATATAACCACGAGGATTACAAACAATTCGGCAACCACCAATCATGTAGTCAAATCTATCATGTGTGTGTCCATGAGTCCACAATTTAATCTGTGGTCTATCTAAGATAAACTCCGACAATTCCGATGAATAAGCACCATTAATAATTTTCTCTGTCTGATACCTTGGATGTGTGGACACCTTACTCGGTGAGTGGTGTCCGCAAATTACATACGTACTATTCGGATTTTCATCAACCTGGCCACGAATAAAATGCAACATTTCTTTGTGGTCAATTACCGAAGCAATTGGTGAAAACTGTCCGGTGCGTGTCCGATACTTGCCTTCTAAGTCCTTATAATGCACTGGTGCTCTAGAATCGGCAATCTGTTTAAAGTCATTCATCACTCCACGAATATGACTTAGTGTTACCGGATCTTCATCGTTCATATTAGTCCAAAGAGTACCACCGATGAATTTAATTCCACCGAGAGTAACCATTTCTTTGTCCAGAATATGCAAGTTAACCAAATAACCAAGTTTTTCTTTTAACTCAGTAATCGTATTAGCAAAGTCACCATGATAATGTTCGTGGTTACCCATTATATAAATCACATGAGAAAAGTTTTTGCAACATGTCTGAAAGAAATTGTGGATGTGTTTAGACCTATCGAATCGGTCGACCACAGTTTTCTCAACTTCTTTCACTCCATGTAACTCGGCAGCCACACAGATATCGCCAGATAGTATTAGTACCTCGGCATTCTCAGTGTTCTCCAACTCAATTGGTCCGAACTCCAAGTGGATATCAGACGCTACTGCTATTCTCATTATTTTCTTCCATATAAAATTTTCTATACAACTTAACGTAATATTCGAATGCCAAAGGGTAATGTTCTGGATCCGGCAACCGGTCTCCAAATACCTCTATCATTTGGCTTAAGATTCTATTAGCTTCCTCATCGGTCAACACCGCCATTATATGGTACCTTGCATGGTCTTGTCAAGCACTTTTTAACAGAAACTTACTCAGAATTGCCGAGGCTTCCGGATACTTTCCGTGTTTTAACATGAGGCGCTCCGATTCTCGGTTATGTACCTCAAACTCCTGCTCGAGCAATTCACCACGACTCTGAACAATCAATTCAAGAGCATAAGTGATATCATCCTCTGTAGCTTGGTCAAACCATGCTTTAAAGTCATCATCAGAGCAAGACATAATAAAATTTAGATTATCTCTATCCCATTCGTTCATATTCAAGTCTTTCTATTTTTCACCGTTGTGTTCATCCAATGCTATCACAATAAAGGTGATAGCTATTACTGCAATAAAGATAATTAAATCAATATCCACCATTCAACTCCAGAATGATAATTCTTGTTCGTTCATTTAAATTCCTTATTCACATAGTATTTAACCAATGTTCTCTGAATCATGGTAATGATATCACCTTGGTCTTCAGGTACCAGAAACCTCACAGGACAATGACCCCATGTAGATTTTTTCACGAACTCATAATACCACAACCTATGTTGTTTTTTCTCAGGATCAAATACAACATAAGGTCTTCCAATAAGAGATAAGTGACTCATAGGTACTCCGCTGCATCATCATAACCATTATCTATGAGCAATTGCTTATAGTAATCGGTCAGAATTACCACAAATTTCTGAAATTCAACATCGTAGTTGGACGACCAGTCAATGTTGCCTTTACCAGGTCCCCATTCTTCATCTTTCCAGAAAACGAATCCGGCTTCTTTGGCCATATCTTTTACAATAGTATTCATAATTTATCCTAAAATTGATTGGTATATAGCGTGAAGAAATACTCCAACACCTATAAAAAATATAAGAGGTTGTATAACAAAAAATATTAATAAACCTTCGATAAATGCGGGTTCTAAAAATCTTTTCATATTACATTCCAAAATGTTCTTTAATCATATCACCAGTACCAGCACAATTACCAGTGGCCTCAATACATTCCCGAATAATATCTTCGGCAAACCCTTCAATATCAAAGGCTTGGTTTCGGTCATAGATACCGAAAGGAGAGGGTCTGAATCCAGCATCCTCGGCTAATTGTTTAATTCGTTCATTCATTTACAGTCTCCAAATCTTTAAGCAACTCCAGACAAGAATCAACCTCGCCCCAGTAATTTGCAATCACTTCTTCCCTAGAAATATCATGCCATAGTGCCACGGCCTCAATGACGCCTTCTACATTCTTATTAAAACTTTTTTCCATTATTTCACCATAAACCGTGCTTTGACACGTTCCGCCAGTTCATCATACTTGAGAAACCGACCTTCATTCCGTACGACCAAAGCGCACTCCAGTACGATCAAATCAACCAAGCGTAGGAAGTTATCCTTTCGCTTCGTCATATCTGCCTCAGTAAACTCAGCTTCCATAACCAAATCATAAATCGTTTTCATATCATCCTCATTTAGGCATTGGCACCACATAAGTCAATAGGTAGACCCATACGGATACAATAACCACTATCAACAAAATGGTGGGTAACCAATCAGTTAACCAATCACGCAACCACTTAGGCATTATGCCACAATCCATTTCATTTCATCCATCAGAACCACAGATTCCGACCCATCATATTCTTCAACCAAGAATTGGCTTCCGGCAGGTATCCACATTACCTCTAAATCGGATGCACCACCAGTATAAGCACCGGGGTATACTAATTCACAGTAAGCCTCTATACCTTGCAACCAGTTCTCTGGCTTATTCAGAACAAAATCCACTATGACCGAATCAAATAACAATTCGGACAACGGAGAGTCCCGACCTTCTGGATACATGTTCCAAGTAGACCA